ATGCTCTAGATCTGCTTGCTTTAGGATATCCATCTTTAGATCATGCAACAACAAGAACGCAGTAAAGGCAGCGGCCAAGGCAGGGGTATTGCTACTGGGGCTTTCCAGGTACTCAACAATGTTACGGAACTTGCTGGGCGTTACTTTGGTCTGCAACCACTCACCAAACTCGGGCAATAGTGTGGCAGGGTTCAGCGGAGCACCAACCTTGGTGTTGATATAGTCCACGCACAGTTTGGCAAGATCCGTGATCTTGTGTGCTCTGAGTTCGGCAGGATTAAACAGTGTGCTGATAGCGGCGCCATCTGTGCGGATCAACTGCTTGAGTTGTTTGACTTTGGCAGGTTCTGCGGACAGGGCACGGGGTGTTGCAGGACGTTCTAACATGAGTCCAGGAACTTCATTGAACGTTACACCTTTAAGTGGCTGACGTGCATCACCCGCATCTGAGTACATGCTGTGTACTGCAATACCAATATCACTGTTTCCAATGCGTTGGCCCAAGTTACTTCGAGCTGGAATTTTGTACTCAACAGTGTTGGGTTGGAAAACATAGTTGCCTGCAATTTCAGGAGGTTTTGACATGTACAGCAAGTCGCCTTTGACATAGCCGCGGAAGTTGGCGGGCAGTGAGGCTTCTAACACAGGGAACAGCGTAGCATACAAGTTGATCAACTCATCACGATTGCCGGACCGTGTGCGTTGTATAGCAGCCATCATTTGGGGACTGGTAGCAAGACCGTCGTAGCCTTTGGCTTCAAAGCCTGAGCCGTCTGTCAACACAAACTCGCCTGTGGCAGGTTTGCGGCCCCAGATCACAGCAGGCTTACCGTCCCACTTGGCTGTGGTTGTTCGGGGATTTTCAGTGGCGTGTTGTACAATTTCCAGTGCGTCTTGAATGCCTTGTGTGCCACGTCGGAACACAAGATCTTCCAAGTGTTCAATGCCCTTGGCTCTACCGCCGACCCCAGGCTCTTCTGCTTCTACCAAGGCAACATAGCCCTTGTTCACAATACGATCACGCAGGCGTCCCAGGAATCCCACATCGTCTTCAGACACTGACAGTTGTGGTTCTTTTAATCCTTCACGTTGAAGATATTCACGGAAGTCTTTTAGCTTGGCATCTTTATTGGGATCATTGCTCAATGCGGCGTAAATGCTTTCCACATTCTTTAAATTTTCTTTTGTGAATGCAGGACCCAATAACACTCGTGCCACCTGGCTGGCATCCAAGCCGCCTTTAACCAGTTCTTCAGTTGATCGACTGAACATGCCATTTGCGCCTACTTTGAACCCCAGGGCCTTGGCCATTGAACTCATTAGCACATTACGGTGCATGCCTTTGTATGCAGAGCCGTCTGCGCCGCCATAATAGAATGTGCCCCAGTCTAGATCAGGGAAAAACATAAAGTCTGTTTGCACATAGCCTTTGTTTGGGTCGCCGGCAATGGGAGTTTTAAAATGAACTTCGCCCTTTTTAACCACCCATTCACGTGGGTCAAGATTTTGACTGGTCACAATCTTTTGTAATGCACCAGCCAATTGATCTTTTGAAATTTCATTTAGATCCACCCCAAGATCCAAGTCGCCGGATGTGGGCTTGCGTCCTGTGGATCCCAGCCAGCGTTCTGGTGGAAAATCAATTCCCAGAACATTTTCAATGTATTTGATGGTGGCAGGCTGGATCTCTTGCCATTTGTTGCATTTGTGCAACTTGATTGTCGTCTAGGTCCAATTGATCAACAACTTGTTGAGACTGTGGAGTTATTCTGCTGGAAGCTGTTCGTCGAGTGCCACTGAATTGTGCTATGCTTTTTGCACGTTGCACTGACGTTGCCAAATCCATCCAGGTTTTTTTGGCTTGGCCAGCATTGGTTTTGGGATCCATGGTCACATCAATTGCGGCTTGAATTTGTGCTGGCAACTGTTGTGATAACATACGTGCATCATTGTTGTCACTCAAGGCCGCAAGCCCAGCAATGTCAATGCTGGGAGCAAACAAGCTGTTTAGGAATTTTTCAAATTCTTGTGTGAGTTCTGCGGGAGCCAACTGATCTGCACCAGTGGCAGGTATCTTGGGATCTGCCACTGACTTCGAAGTGCTCACAAGTTGTTGTACCACTTGAGCCCAGCGTTGTTGCATTTGTTTGGACAATGGCTCTAACAATGATCGATTCATTTCACCGGCTGCGGCCTGACGTTGATTTGCTGACACAGGTGCGCCTGCAAATTGGTCTGCAGGAACTGATCCAGGCAACAATTTATTGGCCAGGCCCGTGGCAATGTTGCTGCCAATTTGTCCCATTATGCCAGCTTCGTTTACGCGGCGTCGTGTTATTTCATGAATCTGCATTGGTTTTCCTAACGGATCTAGAAAACTTTCCAGCATCCTTTGTTCTAATGGCATTGAGCAATTTTCTTGTGAGATTATCTGCTTGCTCGGCACCAAATTCTTTTTCAATTTGTTCTACTAGTCTAATGGCACTTGAGATAATATTGTCGGCTCTACTTTCAATAATTAGGCGACGATCACGCTCAACATACATTGAGTCTAATTCTTCCAACAAACTGCGTGTCTTTCTTTGCATTACTCCGGGGCCTTTGTATTATTTAGTATTTGTTGGTAGGATAATTTGTTCTGCTGCCTTGGGAAAAACTTCACGCCAGTTAGTTCCACGACGTTGATCTATCTTGCCAAGATGTTCAATAACAATGTCATGAGCACTGGCTGCAGACAATGGTCCAAACGCCGAACTTAATTTGTGCTTTATTAGTCGACCCAGATTATCATGTTTAAAATTTGTTGCAAACCAGTCAGTGATTTCGTCAACGTAGTATTGGCTTAAAACATTTATAGTACTGTTGATTCCGTAGCGGGCATTTTCTCCGCAGTTGTTGATCATCCATTGAAAATTCTCTACAGTTTGTGTCCAGTTTGCTGGATATCTGATATACTCGTATCTTGGGCCAATATCGTCCAAACTACAATAAACGTCAACTTGATTACATTCTTTCCATACTTCTAGCAATTCTGGACTGGGCTGTACTGTACCATTGGTGGTATAGTATAAAGTAACCTTTGATTTGTTTGGTAGTGCTTGTAGAAATTCCACGTGTTCCTTACTGAGAAACGGTTCACCGCCCCATAAATGAATAATTTCTATGTGACTTAAATCTAAGTTTTTCCAGGCGCGATTTACTATAGATTTTTTTTCGTCTTTATTTGTCAGCGGCGATTTGTTTGCGGCTGGGGAACCCTTGACTTTCCATTTCAGTACACGATTTACATCCAGCTGGCGGAGTTCCATCAATCCATTGTTGTCGGATGTTGACCAAGTTGGCATTGTTTACAAAATCTACAGTTTCAGCCTGGGCCAATGGATATATGCAACATGGAGCAATAGCAGGTTTATTGTTACGGAATTCAATGCTGAGATTTTTAAATGGCTCTAGGCAAACAGTGTTAGTATTATTCATTTGTATTATTTAGTGGGTGCAAAATTCTAATAAATATCTATTACTGCTTGCAAAGCAAAAGGAACAATAATGACCAGTCAGATCAACCCAGAGAATATAGATGCTTCGTATCCGGTGGCCGGACAACCCAATAATACGCAAGGCTTTCGTGACAATTTCACCAACACCAAAGTCAACTTTCAGTATGCTGAGGACGAAATCAACGACCTTCAGAGCAAAGCTGTATTAAAGGCCGCACTGACTGGTACCACATTAGATAACAACATGAATGATGCGCTGATTTATGCAGCCAAAATTCAAGACTTTTCAGCCACGTCAGTTGCTATCACTGCCACAGCAGGATCTATTGTGGTGGATTACAGTGCAGGACACTACCAAACTATTTCAACAACAGGCAACATCAATGTCAGCATTGGCAATTTCCCAACTGCTCCGGCTTTTGGATATATTAAACTACAACTGGTAATAGATGCTCCTGGTAGAACTGTTACATTCTCGGGCATGACCACACTGTATGGCACCACAGGTGTTCAAGGCATGATAGGTAATACCATTACATTTGCTGCCACTGGCACATATGAGTTTGCATTCCAAACCAATAGTGGTGGCACAACTGTCACCATGTTTGATCTAAACAGACC